ATCTTGCCGTAGACGCGGCTGTCCTGCGAGGAGACGATCTTGAACTTCTCGAAGACGGTACCGAAGGTACGGTCGTCGCCGGCCAGCATCAGGTGACGCTCGATGATGCTGTCGGTACCGATGATCAGGGTCGGCTTCTCACCCGAACCCTGCGACGCGGCGTCCAGGGCAGCCTGGTAGCGCGAGTCGCGGTAGGCGCGGTAGGCCATGTCGCGGATGGCGTTGACCAGGGTCAGCGCGATGTCGCCGGCACGTTCGATCGACTTCTCGGAGGTCATGCTGGCCGAGACGTCGAGCTTGCGACGCTCGAACCACGGCTGCACCACCCAGCGGGCGGCACCGGCGATGGCCGGCACGACGCCGTCGTCGCGCTTCGGACCCTTGACGACCTTCTCCAGGGTATCCGCGTAGGTCAGCAGGACGGTGACGCCCAGGTTGCTGTTGCGGATGCGCGATGCGTTGATCGCAATCTTGATGTCGCCATCGCGATTGGTTTCATGCACCGGGCTCGGGAAGGTGATCGGCGAACCCAGGGGCAGGGTGTGACGCTCGCGCTCGACGGTGACGTCGACCACGTGGCCGCGGGTACGCAGGTTCGAGTTGGTACGGTTGGCCTTCAGGGTGTAGCCGGCCACGTACAGCTCTTCCAGGGCGTCGACCAGGGTCTTGCCCACGCCGTCGGTCAGGCCGATGCTCACGCCAGCCTTGGTCTGGATCAGGTCGACCTTGACCGGGAAGCCGGTCAGGTTCACCGAGCCGAACTCGACGTTGAACTCGCCGTGCACCTGGACCTTCAGGTAGACCTTCCACTCGTTGTCGATGATCGCCTGGAACTGCGCCGGCACCAGGTTGGCCGAGTTCTTCTTCGTGCCATCGATGACCAGGTCACGCGAGCTGAAGGTCAGCTGCATGGCCTTGAAGTTGCCTTCCACGGTCTTGGTGAAGCGGTTGCGCGGCATGTAGCTGGTGTCGAAGCCGATCGCCGGGGTGGTGGCGTCGAAGGCCAGCCACACCGATTCCAGCTCGATCGAAGCATCGACGGCGTCGGTGTTGGACAGCACGCCGCCAGCCAGGATCGGGGCGTACGCGGCAACGCCGATCAGGCCGATGTCGACGCCGGCCTTCAGCGGACGGGTCGGGATGTCGAAGCCCTGCTGACGCTCGAACACGCTGGCGTGGTTGGCCACCGGCACGAACTTGTCGGCGTTGCTGTTGTCCGGGTTGGCATGCGGGATCAGGCGGGTGGCGTGATCCTTCAGGATGGAGGCGTCCACCACGGCGTCGATCAGGTTCTTCTTGTCGAAGTTGGTCGGGTTGCCGTTGGTCGGGTGGGTGCTGTTGGTGAACACCTTCGGGATGGTGATCTCGATGTCCAGGCCGGCCTGGTCCGGGGTCACGACCGCGGTGTTGAAGAAGGTTTCGCAGAACTCGTCCTGGCGCGAGCCGAAGGCTGCGAAGGTGGCCGAGTACGGCAGGTGGTTGGTCAGTTCCTTGCTGTCGAACGCCTCGAAGGCGGTCTCCAGGCGGTGGTCGGTGCCGGCGCTGTCGAAGCCGATCAGGCGGTTGACGCCCTTCTCGTGCTGCTCGACGGTGTAGGCCTTGCGGGCGTAACCGGTGACGTCACCGGCGGCCATCACGACCACGGCGGCTGCCTGGGCAGCGATGTCCAGACGGGCGTCCTGCTCGGCCGGGGTCTTGCCGCCGAAGCCTTCGAAACCGAGGCCGGCGTCGCCGACCATGCCGGAGAGGAAGCCCTTCATCTTGGACTGGACGTCGCTCAGGGTCTGCTTGACGCTTTCCTGGCGTTCGCCGGACATCGACTCGAACGAGAGCAGGCCGGCGGTGTCATCGGCGTTGACCAGGGCGGAGCCGGCCTGGCCGGTCAGGGACTTGACATTGGACGCGAAAGCAGTGTGCGCGCTGCGCTGCTTGTTCTGATGGTTCCACATGGGAAATATTTCCTTCGAAGGGTGTTGAAGATCCGTGGGCAGCGATCCAGATTGACGCTGACCGCTATAGTATTTCTACACAGCAGTAGGTCGAACCCAAATACGCTGAGTCGACTTTACCCACAAACCATATAACTAGGAACGTCCTGGTTTCAGGTGAGACCACCATGCCGCCAAAACTGAAAGGGTAGAATCACATCTACCAAATCATTATACCTAATTACGGGGTTTGTGCAGACTCATCATGAAGAGCAGTCTGAGTTGCAGTGAGGTACGCGCCGAACAGTGGGAAGTTGGCGAGGGCCTCGAAAGGGATGAGCGCGTGCAGCGTACGGATGACGCGGTCATACATATCACGCTCGGATTCAACTGCTCCGTCAACGTGAGTGAGCAGGATCGTGTTTTCATCCAGCAGCGACACGAACAGGCGCTTGCCCTCCAAGGGCACGAACGGCGCGCTCTCGTTGAGCACGTAGTCCTGGAATTTGGCACGGATGGCCGCCCAGCGGGCATCGGTTGCGTTGACAGCGGAGGTGGGGTCCAACACTTCCTTCACCGCCGACTCCAGCGATGCCGTGATCGGCAGCGGGATGTAGGTGGCGTTGTACATATTGGCGTACCAGTAAAAAGCGACGTCAGCTGGCGATAGTATGCCAGCGAGGAAATCGACCGAAGTCAACTTCTTCACATCCTCGGCCCCCGTAAGCGTCAGGCCCGCCGCTCGCAGCGCAGGCACCATCGACTCGGGAATGTACACGTATTTCATGGCGTAAACCCTTTTAGGCGGAAATTGATGGACCCGAAACTTCTACTCGTCAAAGTTATCACGCTGCTCTACAAGGAGCATCAGCTGAAGGACCCGGGTGGCCGCTCGACCGACGTGGTCAAGATGGCTGTGGGGACTATCAAGCTGCCGGACACCGGCGGTGAGTTCGATCGTGGTCGTGAAGCGATTCATTCCCTTCGTGCCACCGCCCTGTGGATGGCAGATCTGCCGACAGGGGAGGCACTGGATCGCAGTGCGTTGCTTCAAAGGATACGTGTCAATGTGGGTGAGGATGAGCACATCTACCTCGCCTGCGAAGACGGACTGACCGTTGAAGAGACCAGTGAGCATCTGAAGATGCAGACGCTGCTGTTGCGCGGTGAGTTGCGCAACCATATCGATACGGTCGCCGTCAAGGCGCTGATCAAGAAGTATTACCAGCAGGCTTTCTTCTCACATGATGGTTTTGATGTCCGCGCCTTCTCTCGTGAGTTGATGGGTCAGTTTGAAACCTACGGCTCCACCGCGGAAGGTCAGCGCGTGGAAGGCATGCTGGCAGAGATCAACCTCAACGACATTGAGGGCACCGCTCAACTGATCCGCATGGCCCAGGAGGAGATCTCCACCGAGGGCATCATGAAGATGGGTTGGCAGGGCATGAATCGCATGATGGGCGATCATGACGGCCTGCGTCGCGGTGAGTGTGTGGTGGTCGGTGCATTGCAGCACAACTACAAGACCGGCTTCACGCTGACGGTCTTCAAGCAGTTGGCGATGTACAACAAGCCGTACATGAAAGACCCGACCAAGAAACCGGTGCTGGTCCACATCTCCACTGAGAACGAACTGAAGTCGAACATCCTGTGGCTGTACCGCAACATCAAGGAAAACGAAACCGGCGAGCGCGTCATTCTGGCCGAGGTCGATTTCAACGAGGCTGCCAAGTACGTCCATGAGAAGCTCACGGCCACCGGCTATGAGATCATCATGACCCGCTGGGACCCGTCGGAAACGACCTTCCAGAGCCACTTCGATTTCATCAACCAGCTCGAAGCGCAAGGCTACGAAGTACATGCCGTGGTAGGCGACTACCTCAACATGTACAACAAGAAGGGCTGCGTGCAGGGCGCGATGGGCTTTGAGGTGCGTGACCTGTGGCGTCGCATGCGTAACTTCCATGCACCGCGCGGTATCCTCTTCATCTCGCCCCATCAGCTGTCTCCCGGTGCCAAGGCACTGGTGCGACAGAACGTGGAGGACTTCGTCAAGGAGATTGAAGGCAAGGGCTACTACGACAGCTGCTCGACGGTGGATCAGGAAGTGGATCTGGAGATCTTCATCCACATCGTCAAGGTCGCAGGACGCTCCTACCTGACCATCCAGCGCGGTAAGCATCGTAAGATCACCGCCACCAAGGAACGTGATCGTTACATCGTGCTGCCCTTCGAAGACATCGCCGACATCCCCGATGACTGGGGTAAGAAAGAGATCACCTTGCGTCAGCCAGGTGGTGGTGCGATCGGCAGTGGTGAAGAAACGCCTTGGTTTGCCTAAACCGGCATATGAGCCCTACCACCCTGTGAAGGGGTGGTAGGGTTTTATGCGCTATTTTATGGTCACAGTTAACAGCACGTTGTTGAGTGCGGGCTGTTTGACGTGGCTGGCGTTGTACCTTTGCGAGGGTTCCGACATGTCTTTCTTGGCGCTCGTAGGACTCTTCCTCCTGAAGCACGGCTTGCTCGTTCATGTAGTTGATTACGGCTATAGCCGCAGCAGGTCCAAAAGGCAACGTTTGTGGTATCTCGGTCTTCTCTGTCACTGCTTGTTAGAATTGGCGGCGAGTGTGGTGATCATCTGGGCCTTTTGGATTCCTGAAATTACGGTTGGACTGTTGCTGGAGCTGGCCATGCTTTGCGTGGCGTGTGTTCTGGAACGGCAGGCAACCTACAGCAAGCTGATAAGAACTCACGTGTTTGGCGAACTGCTGGTTCTTCTTTCCTACTGCACCATGGGGTTGATGGTGCATAACACGTAGGAAGGAAAAAAGAAAGGAAGATACACCCCCTCCCTGCCGATTGGGCAGGGAGGGGGCTTGTGGCGTTTATGCCGCTTCAGGAATCTGCGTCAGGCACAGGCCAGCATCGGCTGGGGAGACGATGCGCTGGGGGAAGTACGTCTGACCGAACTCGTGCTCGCGGATGTCCTGCTGCACGATACGCACCACCTTGCGGTAGGTGTTGACTTCCTTACCCATGATGGTCAGTCGGACCGGATCGTAACCCTCCAGCATGGCATGGGTCATGATGGCCTGTATGGCGCGCCCAGAGATCCGTCGCGGGTCGACCTGATAGGGGCGGCCGACACGGAAGGAGATGAAGCTGTGACCGCCGCTGGCGGCGTTACGACGCACCTCCAACATGCCGTGGGCTTCGTCGCGTGCGACGTTGAAGTAGATGTCGCCCACCAGACTGTGGCGGCCGAACACGGCGTTCATGCGATCATCGATGATCGCACGCAGGAAATTGAGGAGGGTGGTCAGCAGTGCAGAGATTTTCATGTGGTCAGTCCAGATAGAGGGGTGGGCATAAAAGCAGTGCCGGTGTTACCCGGCACTGCCATCACTTGCCGGTCTTACATTCGACAGGTGGGTCGGAACTGTTGTACAGCTCCTGGAGGGCCTTGGCTACTTCAGCTGTGGCCTGTTCTTCAGGTACGTCAGGGGATTTGTCCAAAATCGCTGCGACCCGGACTTGGGCCAGATTCCATGCAGCACGATCATAGACGGCTTGCTCACTGGTGCGGCCGTTTGCTTGGGCCATGGCTTGGGCAGCCCAGAACTGGATCTTACAAACATCCGGTCCCAGACTTTCTTCCCTAGCCGTCTGCAGCAGGTTGGCGTTGGATTCTTTCTCCTCCACGGCCGGTGTCAACCAGCAGCCGGTGAGTGAAATAACCAGCACCGCTACCAAGCCACACTTGCGGATGGCGTTGGGCATCGTCGCTTCTCCTTATACAACGGTCATTCCACTACGGTGTTATGTGTCTGAAAAAGAATGGGTTAGATCCCTATCCAATCACATCAGGACCGGCGCCTTGACCGCTTGGCGCAGGCTGAGGGAGACGCGGAACTCCTCATCCTCCACTTCCCAGCGGAAGATGATGGTGCGACAACGATCGTCACAGACGACCGCTCGAGGCGTCATGTTCTCCCTCACAAAGATGACGCTCAAATGTTTGGCCAAGCGCTGGCTGAAGCCCCCGTCGGGCTGCAGGACGTTGAAGACCGGGCGGGTTTCATCCTCCTCCAGATCGCGCGCCATCTCACCGGCAAAGCGCCGATGTTCCAACTTGACAGCGACATGGGAAACGCCCAGGTTATGGTCGTATTCCGAACGCACCAGCATGTGCCCCTGACCGTCGGTGAACTCACGGAAAGTCAGTTGGTCAGGCAAGATGCCGTACTCACGCTCCCACTCCACGAGCGGGGCGATGATCATGTCCGCCAGTCGGCGAATGGACTCCGGGCTGCGAATGAATGCACCACGCAACTGGTGGATGTGTTGCAGCCGATCAACGAAAACGTCCCCGCGTCGGTAGGAGTGATCGTGCTCCGAGGCCGGGGCATCACGATACAGCCGCATGGGGACCAGCTTGTTTTGCTCAGGGGCCGAATCGGTTTCCGTGTTCATCGTTAATTTCCTAGTATGGCCATCAGGATATGAGGGCCTGCTTCATAGCAGTGATCCCGCGATCAAATAATTACTCTGGAGCTTTAACCATGTCGACGCAGAAGACCGTCCCGGATGACTTCGATCTGAACCGGACCAGCAAGGCCATCGTCACTGCCCTGATCAACCTGGGCAACACCGCACGCAACTTCAAGCCGGAAGATCTCGAAATCGCCTGGGAAGCTCCCATCCCGACCGGCCAGTACCCGGACGACCCGGACCGTGAGCTGAAGGTGCTGGTCAAGGCCACCGATACCAGCTACCCGGTGTACGTCAAGTCCAAGGACATCGCCTCCCACGAACTGCTCGGTTCGCTGACGGTCGCGCATGAAGGCGAAACCTCCTCGCATGACCTGGTCGCCAAGATCAACGCCGCGGCCGGCTTCCCCATCCTGGTCGCCGACGACCTGCTGAACGTGGCCCTGCCGACCACCGGCGACTACCCGCGTTCGCTGGCCATCCAGACCAACCCGAAGGGCCTGTTCTGGAACGGCACGCTGGCAGTGGTGCTGACCGGCACCGCCACCGCTCCGGAACCGGAACCGGAAGATGCCGTACTGACCGCCATCACCGCCACCCCGGACAGCGTCTCGGTGGCCGTGGGTGAAACCACCACCGTCAATGCTGCCCCGGTCCCGGCCGATGCCAAGCTGGACGGCATCGTCTGGACTGCTGACAGCGCCGATGTCGAAGTGACCGGCCTGCCGAGCGGCGGCGTGAGCATCAAGGGCCTGGTCGCCAACGCTGGCGTGGTGGTCACCGGTACCATCGGTGCCATCACCACCGAAGTGCTGGTGGAAGTCACCGCTGCCGATGCGGGCGACGGCGAGTAATCGCCAAAGCAAAAGCGTCACACTGCCCCTCCCGCCCTTGACGGGGCGGGAGGGGCATATGCCGTTACTTGCGGTAGTGGTAACGCGTAACGATGGCCTGCTCGCTGAGCTGGATCTGCTCACGATCACCCACTGCGAAAAGCTGCTGGTAGGCATGCAGCGGGAACAGGGTATCGCCCTTGCTGTCGTTGCGGATACGCGTGAGCAGCAGTTCATCGACCGAGTCGGCAAACAGCGAGTAGATCTCGGCGCCGCCGATGATGAACAGCTTCTTCTGGCCCGTAGCTTCGGCTGCGAAGATCAGGTCATCGACCGTGGGGAAGTAGTAGAACTTGTCATCGCCCACTTCCACGACCTTCGGACCGGAGGAGCTGAGCACCAGGTTGTAGCGGTTGGGCAGGGGCTTGCCCAGCGACTCGGCCGTCTTGCGACCCATCACCACCGCATGGCCGGAAGTCATCTCCTTGAAGAAGCGCATGTCTTCCTTGCACTTCCACGGGATCTTGTTATCACTGCCGATGATGTTGCGATCGTTCATGGCGGCGATGGCAATCAACTTCATGTCCATTACTCGGTGTCCTCTTCATCAGGCAGACCAGCGTTGCGGCGCTGATCCTTGGTGGGCGAATCGACGTAGATCACTTCCTTGAACTTGGCATCCGAACCATAGCCCGGATTCTCATCTTCAAAGAACGCGATCACACGCAGCGTGTCAGGGTCGATGTAGCCGAACAGGTACTTCGGCGTCAAGGACAGGGTCAACAGCTCCTGTGCGGCCACCTCCTTCGTCTGGAAGGGTGCACTGGTAATGCGAACAGCGTGCCCGGCAGTGGTGATCAGGGCGGGGTCTTCCGGGTCAGTGCCGAGGATGGCGTCGAAATCATTGCTCATGGTTTTCTCTCTAGGGGGACATAAAGCCCCTACCTTGCGGCAGGGGCTCTGAATACAGCAATTACGCCGGTGCGATTGCAATGATCACACCAGCTACTTTCCAGCGCGTAACCGCGGCAGCATGGGCAGGACACCTGTTGGTATCCGCCCAGCCCCGCCGGTGGACGTTGCTGGCTCACTTTGGCTTGCTTCAGCAACTCTTCCATTACCGTTCCTCTTACCCCTTGGGGTATTGGTTCTTCAGCACGAAGTGATTGTCCAAGATGTCGGCCACCTGCTTGCGCTCAACTTCAGTGCGCGTGCGCGGATCACCGCCAATGACATCGGTCAGCTCCACCGGGAAGTCACGCGGCGGTTCACGATCGTCCTTGACTTCCAGATCGACCTTGACCCAGTCGATGCGCTGACCATCCGGGGACTTGTACACGTCCACTTCCCACACCAGACCATCGGTGCGCTCGAAGCAGTAGCGAGTCTTGATCATGCCCGAGTTGGACAGCTTGCGGAACTGGAGGAACATGTCCTCGCTCACTTCCGTTTCCGACTCAACCTTACCGAAGTCCCCGATCTTGAAGGTCTTGCTGGTGAGGATGAAGCGCGGTTCCTCGCCTGGTTTCTCACAGCGGCGTACGCGCAGTTCACCGGCGTAGGTAATCGTGTCACTGGGGGCGACACGAATCGACCACTGTTCCTGATCTTCGCGCGAGTTGGCTTTGTCCAACTGCGATTCATCGACCAGTTTGGCGTAGTAGGTAAACTCACGCTCCACGCGCGCTTTACCGTCAGCCGGCAGTTCCTCCACCGACATCACGGCGGCAAATGCTTCTGCAAGACTCATCACACGATCCTTAAAGGGTTGTCCAAACCATTAGGCCACGGCCGTTTGCCGTTCCTCGACGTAATGGTTCATCTCCGGCATCTCGCCGAATTCGTACAGCCCCCTCGGACGTACGTTGAAGAACACTTCGATGTCACGATTGGCCAGCATGACTTGGTAGGTATCGGGACCGGCCCACGTGCGATGGCCCACCGCCTGTTCTGCGTCGCTCTGGTCAAAGTGCCCTTGGTGAGCACTCACTGCCTCAGGCAAGAAACCGTGGGCCAGCAGTTCCTGGAACACGGTGGCCAGGAAGCGGCACTGTTCGGGACAGGCCATGGGCGCTGCCATTGCGTTCTTTTCCAGATCCACCAGATACTGCAGGATCTCGACGGGCTTGGCCGCAGTGGCCGTCGCTGTCAGTCGGCGGCTGAGGCGACGGATGCGCGAGAACACCGACGCCTTGCGGGCGTACACACGCAGCAGCGGACGATGGGCGTGGGAATGCTGCGCAGCGTGCTCGGTCCTGCCGGTATGCCGGTTGCGAATCAACTTGCGGTGGTCGCGCAGGTTGAAGAGGAATGCGTTGTCATCCACGACATGGGAGGAGACGTCCATGGACATCAGGCCCAGTCGGCTGGAGACGTTCTTGAGGGCGGTACGGAAGCTGTGGTGCAGGACATCGATCACAGGATCGAGGTGGGGTACTTCGTGCGATGCCTGGGTCAAACCTTTGGTGAGTGCGTTCATGTGATGGACGCGCTCTTCTTGCAGTACATCTGATGCTTCGTACATGTTGGTGGCCCCCTGGTAGTTATTAGATGGGTATGTGGAGCAATAAAATACAGCGGCATAAAGCCCCTCCCACCCGAAGGTAGGAGGGGCTTATATGTAAAAACCGGCTATCCCGTTTACCGGCTGATTCCCCTCAGGTCGACTCCACCCATCCGCGTGTGCGGACCAGCTTCATTATCAGTAAGAGGTACGGGAACCTTGCAATTTTTACCCACGACTCGACCAGTGCGAATGCTCACTGGTACCGTGCAGCTGCGACCATCCATTCTTAGGCGCGGACGCCCGACTCGATTGGGGTTTGCACAGCCCCTGGGGAGGGAGGAGTGCCGTCTATTACCGTTAGCAGGTCGCACGTCCCTCTGGGGAGATGAGGACGCACACCTAGCAACTCACCAGTAGGCGTGGTTGCAACGGGACGATCGAGGATGGACAACATTGCTGCTCTACTATTCGGCTGAGCCTGTCTGAGGGCTTGCAAGATCGAACGATGGCGTCCGCCTCCGGCACTGGCCGGCGCGTAACCGCGGTGGCCTAAAGCGCGCGGAGGCGAACATGGAGGGTGCCCGGCCCAACGCGCCGGCGTTAGTCCGTAGACGACGCTGGCGGCAATGGGCAAGGGCGTAGAGGCGCCACGCTGCTACGGTTCTAGACGACATCCCCCGTTTAGGGAAAAGTACACCGTGCAGCATGACATGGAAGAAGGTCGACCCAACACGCAATACCTGGCGAGGACGGCAGGTACCACACGAAGGGTCGATGAAAACCGGGCTTTCCCAGCTTACCCGGGGGTCTGCTACCTTGGGCGGTCAAGGTAATGGGTATGGCAGCAGCGCCGAAGCGCAGGCACGTTCCACAGACAACTGCAACAACTCTCTCTATCAGATCAGTTTGGTCTGTAGAAAATTACAGTTCCACTGGGAATTTCCCATCATTCTCGTTGCCGAACACCGTGAAATCAATCACTGCCCAATAGGTTGCCCGATCGGTGCAGATCATGATTTCCAACTCATTGTAGATGTTGTAGGTGTTGTAGTACACGTCATCGCCACCGACCCTCAGGCTCAACTGCCGGAGGAATTCGTAGACGATGTCCATCTCCGGTGGGAACTCGGATGGTCGGCGGAAATGCAGCAGATCGACGATGGGTGGGGTGATGTTGGACGGCTCACCCACCTTCGTCAACCGCTTGCGCTGCTTGCGCGCTATCCAGTACGAGGGACTGAACCAGCGATACCGATGATTGGTCTCGCTGATGGCCATGAACTGCCCGGCTGCCTGTTCGATCCCGCCAGCCACATTGCCGAAGAACACCAAGCTGTGGTCCTTGTAGCTCAACATCACGTGCGTGGGGTTGAGCCAATAGATCCCCTGCGGATGGTTCTTAGTGGCATAGATCGCCGCGGCGCGGAGAGCGTCATGCAGCGCCGAGCCGTTCAGTTGTCCCAGCACTGCCCGGATGGCATTGTCCCAAGCCTTGAGCTTGGGATAAATGCGCACCTTGGGCAAGCCCGTCTGGTCAGAGGCGGGGGTATGCGACATCCTTGGCCTCCTTGTCGCTGGTCAGTTCGGCGATGATGGCGTTGTTGCGGCGATCGTAGCGGACCGAACGCGCACCGGCGCCGAAGGGATACTCGTGGCGGGACAGCAGGCGATCGATGTGCTTGATGTCTTCGCCGACGTCGTGGCGGGTGGTGAAGTCGATGTCGAAGCCGCTGGCTGCATCAACGCCCCAGCGCCACAGGATCGCATCGACCGCTTCACGCAGCACTTCCGCATCGTTCCAGTCGCTGTCCAGATGGACGGCCACGTACGGCAGCAGGTAGCGGCCAGCAACGTTGCGGTTGTTCTGGTACAGCACCACGTTCTCGATGTCGCGATCGTCGCCCACCACATCGATGCGATAGGCACGGTACAGCACCTGACGGTTTCCCGACAGTGCCTTCCAGTCACCGAGCGCGGTGACCTTGGCGTAACCGTCCTTGGGCAGCTTGAGCGTGTCCATCACCGCCGACAGTTCCTGCGCGGTGGGCATGTCCAGCATGTTCATGGTGGTGGAACGGACACGCTGGTCTTCACCGGCATCGCGGTAGACGTGCAGGGTGAAGTTCTTATGCAGGGTGAGGTCATTCATTGGGGATATACCTGAGCATTGAGGAGGTTGTGGTTAGGCGTTGAGGATGATCTTGGTGGCAGCCACCAGCGCATCCATATCGGCGTCAGTGAAGCTGGCTTCGCGCCCTTCAGCGCGACGCACGTGCAGGTTGATGACCTGACCGTACTCTTCCACGAAGTGGGTGTACAGAGCGCGGTGGGTGTCGGTGACACGGCCGGTCAGCAGGTGACGGTAGAGGCGATGATCGCGCAGCTTCTCAAAGCTGCAACCAAACACCTCACGGCACCAGCTGCGCTTGAGGTGACGGGAGATCAGGTTGGCCATCTCCGAGCACTTGCTGATCAGGGCCGCTGCCATGGTCGGCATGTCCGCATCCACCGGCTGGTGGTACATGACACGTTCCCATTCCAGCTTCCACTTCAGCTTGCCGTCGGCTTCGACCAACACATAGCGGCGGGTCCACTCCTCGTTGCGCTGAACCAGGCCGAGGTTGCCGTTCTTCATGCTGAAGTTGGTGCCGCCTTCGGCTTCCATCTTACCGCGCACGTCATCGTCGTGACCGCGGATCAGACGGAACTTGAACAGCTCCAGGCGACCGTAGCTGTTGATCGCCTGACGGAAGCCTTGGACTTCCGCATTGGGGGCCAGATGGTCCAGCGCCCATTGGAATGCGCCGCCGAAGGGGCCGGTTTCATCGGCCCACTGCTGCGGGTATTCGATGACGGAGGAAACGTTGACAGGCAGATGGTCATGCTTGGACATGGTCTTCACTTTGGATAGAGGAGGTTAGGGGATGGCGTTCAGCTCTTGGAAGAACTGGCGCCTTTGCTGAGCTTTCACGGCACGCTGCCGGGTCTGCTCGGAGATACGGTACTTCGGCTTTTCGACGTGCTTGATACGCTCACCATTGGACTTGAGGTAGTAACAGTCCGGATGGTGTTCGCTGTTGATGGCGTGGGCAATGGCCGGCGCGGTGAGTTGGTTGGCGCGAGCGGCGATAGACAACGAATCATACAGCTTGCCGCGATAGCAAACCCGCACGTTTTTGGTGCGGGTCACTACGCTGACTTTTTCTTGGTCTTCGTAACGGATGTGCGCCCACTTCGGATTGGAGGACTTGATCCAGTTACGCAGCGACAAGGGACATACGTTGAGGAACCGGGCAGCATCAGCAATGGAGTCAAAAATCTGCTCGCTGATGCGAATCTTGCGCTTGAACATTATCCTACCCGATGGCTTCGAGTTCAGCCTTGAGCTTCAGGTTGAGTTCGCTCAGACGCACACGTTCGTGCCGCAACTCACCCTCACCCTGGAACACCACGACGTTGGAGAAAATGCCGAGCATCTCCTCCATGTACTTCTCGATGGGCTGGCCGGCGCACTTGATCAACAACTCTTCGAAGAGCTTTTCATGATTGTTGATCTTGTTGCCCAACGCCTTGAAAGTGGCGATGGACATGCTGATCAGCGCCTCCCGGTAGAGACGGCTAGTGACCAGACCATTGGCATCCAGCTTGGGATCAGCGTCCATCAGGAAGTAATGGCGAAGCAGCACTGCCAGCTTGAGCGCTTGGTTGTCGGCGTAGTAGGTACCGTAATGGCCCTTGGCAAAACGAACCAAATCGCTGAAGGTCTGATCGAGGTGGACGGTGGTGAGCGGGATGTTGTTCATGGTTGGCTATGTCATTGAGGGTGGTTGAACAAGGGAGTAATGTGTGGGTGAAATAAGTTCCAATGCATATACCCGATCTGTTTTAAAACACGGCATAGAACCCCTCCTCCCGTGAAGGAGGAGGGGCTTATGTCAATTGATCACACGGGCTGCGCAAGAGGCCAGCACGCGCGGCACCACCGAGTTGATGCGTCGCGCCATCAGACGCAAGGTGTACTTGCCCAGCGGAGCACCAGCTCCATTGCGCATAACCTCACCCAACTTTGCAGACAGCTCATTCATGCTCAACGCACCCTGCAGTACCAGATCACCCACTGCCGTGGTGACGGCAATCTTGATGCTCTGGTCTGCGTTGGCAAACCACAGGGCATCATCGATCGAGGTGACGGTGAGCATCAGCTCACTACCATCCGGACCGGTGATCTGGGCGATGATGCGATAGCGTTGCAACACATCCACTGCCGGTTCTTCGCGTGAACCAACGCTGTAGCAAAGCATCCAGTCGGCAGCGCCGGCCAGGGTCAGTGCGTACTCAAAGCCAGCCGTGGGTGCCGTGGCTACTTCACCGGTTCCGATCCTGGGAGCCAGTGCAACTTCTACCTCCGGGTTGCGCGATACCGCAAAGTGATCGGCCGGGTAGGCGCCATCACCAGGCTGGTACAGCTTACCGTCCACGGCGAACGTCGGGGACAGGTTGGAGGAGGCCACCGGGGTGTCCAGTGCCGGATCAGTTACTTCCGGCATCGGCAGACCATCGAGCACTTGCGTGCTGAAGGTGTCCTTGTAGAACGGACGATCCGGCACGAAGTTGATGGTGAGTTGACCGGTCCATGCCAGAGACGATGCCTTGGCCACGATTGTGGTCTTGGCCGGAAGCACGCTGACATCCACCGGGCCATCGACAATGTCGGCAGCACCGATCATCAGATCGTACTTCTTGTTGAGGCGATCGACCACTTCCAGCTTGGTTTCAAAGCCGTCGTTGGGCACCATCACTTCCAACGTCTGAGCATCGTCTGGCGGCATCTTGACTGCCATGTTCAGACGGTCGTAGCGGAAGGTGCGAGCGCCGCGGTAACCGATGCCTTGCGCATTGGCCAAACCACGGGCCACCACGCTGGAATTGGTGGACGAACCAGGCTGCTGCGGGATGGGGGCATCAAAGCTCAGGTGACCGATCTGCAGCTTACCCATCAGGTCGGGGTTGGCTTTCAGGATCAGATCGTAGATCAGCTCGTTACTGGGTTTGGTGAGATGACCCATAGATCACCTCCTCAACCTGCAACGTCAGGCAGCAGATCGATCTGGGCCGGGATGGCCATCACCAGACCTGCGGCAGTCCATACCGCCCCGTTGACCTTGACGGTCACCATGGTGCCAGCTGGCATCAGGGTCGGTTCGGAGATGGACGAATCCACCACTACACCGGTATCGGAGTTGGCAGCAAAGCGCACCTTGAAGGTGGCCGAGCCCCAGGTGATGTCCAGATCCACTGCCTGTGCAGTGGTGGTGCCCAGACGGAACGCTGCACCAGGCAAGCCGGGACTGACGTAGACCGGGATCAGATGGACGATGCGACCCAGTGCTTCGGCACCGCCGGCGTAACGGCCGAGCGTTTCGCGATTGATGTCCACCGTGTAGGTACGATACCCGGACTGCAGGCGGATCTGTTCGATCACACCACGCAGGGAGGGGATCGAGCCGGACTCGGTCTGTACCGTCTCACCGGCCGGCTTGTTCAGGAAGCCGTGCAGCGTGGCAACCTGGTCATTGAGCACGCCCACCAGGCGCTGCTGTTCTTCCAGCAGGGCTTGCTGGGTCAGGGGAGTTTCTTCGGCCATGGCCGTCTACCTCAGAAGGAAAGTGAGTTGAGGGCAAGGGGGAGATCAAACTGCACCAGCTGTCGCAGCTGGTTCATGTCCATCTCCACCTTTTCCGGGTCGTCGAAACGCCAGTTCACATTGACGTTCAGTACAGCCGTGCCTTTGTAACCGAAGGACGTGGCCGGTGAGGTCACTGCCACCGCATAGCTCAGATCACCACCGGACACATCGAAGGGCTGGTCGGGCTGTACATCGAGCACGTCCACATACACGCCGTACTTACGGCGGTAGGTTTCCAGCACCTGCTCGAAGGTTGCGTAATCTTCCACCGTGACGTTGACACGAGGGGTAATCACGCTATTGAGCGGCAAACGGTTGAACTTGGGATTGACACGGCCGGCGTGACTGAACTCCATGTTCGTACGCAACGACAGCTGCGTATTGCGGCCATCGACGTCGTCCGTGAGAACAGTCAGGCGATCAATCTCAATGAAGTCGGTGGCCTTAGCGACCACCGAACTTTTGGCATTGAGCATCTCCATCAGGTTGTCCAATGGAGTCTTGCTGAAATCTACGCTCATTGGAACACCTTAGTAGATGTGGGACTGAAGCGTGCCGTCGGCTTCGTCAGAGATCACCTTGTCGACTTGCGACTGCATGACAACTGCTTCGACCTTGGCCAACTTCACATCCGTGGTAATCTGCACCAGTGACTGTGACCGTGCCTCGGAGACGAACAGCGGTTTGGACATGTCCTTCAGACGTGCCGACCGCAGATACATTCCCTTGAGACCAGTCATGCGCGCCGGTGTGGCCACGCTGCACAGACCCATGCCCATGAGGCGGTTAAGCTGCCCGCTGGCAACAGGTGCCACCAGCGTTTGAGAGCGCACTTCCCGCACAGAGTAGGTCTGGTCCAAACGCATCAACGTTTGGGCTCGTACCTCTGGGACTTTGTATTCGCTCATGGTCGTCTCCTATTACGGGGTGACGGCTTTGATGCGAACCGTGTTGGAGCGCATGTCGGCTTCGGCAACGCCTTCCAGTCGCGGCAGACGAATGTCAGCCAGCGTCGTCTGTGCGGCCACATCCTGATCGGCGATCAGCTGAGCATCGCCAGTGCCGCGCAATCCCACGCGCAGAGCGCGGCCGGCGTCACGATCACGCGAGGCGCGTACGTAGACTTCGGTGGACAGCGACTTGTACGGAATGGGCTGACCTTCCAGTCGCGCGGTGAAGGCCGAATCGTCCAGCGGTGAGGTGAAGAAGCTGGTGTCGTCGTTGTCGTTCATCGACGGCACTGGCAGAGCGCCACCTTCCTTCTGCCAGTCGCCTGCGTTGACTGCAGTGACGCGGTTGGGCAGAATCATCGTCGGACCGATGGTGGTATTGAACGACGTACCGGTGCTGTCAGCCAGGACCAGATCGCCGTACAGCAAGCTGTAACCGAGCAGGGCATTGAGCAACCACGAACCGATGTTCCAGCTGAAGCCCGATGCTGCCAGATTGGCGTTCTGGGCGTAGCTGGCCACATCCGCAACCACTTCGCCATCGATGCGCAGCTCAAAGCCGTACATGTTGGCAGCGTGAGCGGCGGTGTGATAAATCTTGGCTTCGATGTGGTATTCCCGACCGGCCTGCAGCACCATCGTCGTTGCAGGAACGGTAACGTTCACTGCCGTGAAAGCGTACTGTCCGGCCACCGTGTGAGGACGGATAGCCAGCATGGGGTACAGCAGCGAACCGCCACTGTCAGCCAAACCCAGTACGTTGATCGAATTGCCCTTCAGATCCGTATCGGGCAAAATCTTCAACGTGAACGCGACGATGGAATGCCACGCGGTGCCGGCCGTACCGACGGCCAGACGAGACGGGGTGGCCATGCTGTTGTTCAGATTGCCAGTGCTGCCCGTGCCGAGGCGGCGGAACAGCAAACCGTTACGCTCGGTGGCGCCGAAGCCGAGCTTGTGTTCGGGCAATCCGGAGACGCCTGCAAACAGACGCGCATCGGCCGAACGGATGGCGCGCAGCAACGTCTGGTAGGGCGTACCATCGATGCCAGCGCGCAGAACCGGCTGGCCATTTTCGGCCTTCGCTGCGAACATGTCGAAGCCGAACATATTGAGAAGTGCCATGATCAGGCTCCGTTCTTCTTGATGTTGAGGTTGAGGTTGAACAGACCAGTGTCTGCAAACGCCAGCTGACCGGCGTAATCGGCACGATCCTTACCGATGTCCAACAGCGTCCGATTCAACGCGTTGGAAGTGAGCGGGATGTTGGAGGTGGTGGCCAAGATGCCATCATCACTCTTACGCTTGACGATGGCATCGTAGTACAGTACCGATGCTGCACCGATGTCGCGGCGAGTACGAGCGAAGAGCTTCAGGCCGTTCAGATCCGCACCCACCGGCAGACCCATGTTCAGGGCAACATCCATTTTACCCGATGCCAGCGGCGAAGTGATGAACGTAGCGTCGCTACTGTCCTTCAACACTTCAACCGCTGTGCCGCCCGTGGCGGTCCAGTTCGGAGCAGACACTTCGCTGATTTCCACCGGCAGTACCAGCTGCGGGCCGAGCGGACCGGGGTCCACGCCGCCGGGGCCGAGGTTGTCAGAGACCACGATGTCGGACAGACCGAGCGTCATCTGACTGGTGGCGGATGCTTGGGCCAGCGTATTCCAGATCACGGAGTATTGAGTAACGGTACTCTGCGAGCTGCTCCACGGCTGGAAGAAGCCGATGTAGTCGCCGTTCACGTACAGGCGCACAGAGACGTTGAACGTGCTGGCCATGGTCGGGGCAAACATACCGAACTCCAATTCGATATGCATGGGCTCCCCGCGAACCGGGCGGGCAAAGATCGTACCGTTGAACGAGTAGTAAACGCCCTGGGCATCCTTAGCGCGGATGATGATGTTATTGACGCCCGATCCGTTGGCCATCATGTACACGATACCGGCGCCGGAAGAGGCCGTATCAGCCACCGTGGTGAAATCGGTCAGGTTGAACCCGACGCGATAGATCCACTCCTTACCGACCACACCTGCGCTGGGCAGATTCTTGAGGTTCAGGCGAGCCGAAGCCACGCTGTTGTTGATACGCCCGGCCTGCAGGATGAACGTATTACGACGTTCCTTGCCCGAACCGACCTTGTACCCTTCCTCACCCGTGACACCAGAGGTGTTGATCATGGCGTTGGTCGGATAGGAGCTGCCGTAGTTGACGGTCAGCCAATCCGCCAACGGGGTGTCTTTGATACCCACATCAATCGGGTCGTTTTTATCGACACCGGAACCGCCCTTAACGCCGGTATCGAAGCAGTCAAAGCCTGCGAAGAAAAGAATGGACATATGAAGTTCCTTTGGTCAAGCTTCGATCTTGATGAGAAGGTCGCTCAGGGCCGTACCTTCCAGCAGCGCCATCTGTTCCGTTTTCGAGGGCAGGATGCCACTCAACGTACGGGGTGCGGTAACGCTAGGGAAAGTTACGGTCTTGGGATTGAGTTCTTCTGAACCCACGTGGATGACACTGGACAGGGAACGTACGGCGCCGCTACCGCGACTGCCGCGCGCGTAGACCTGGATGCCGTTGACGACCGAACCTTGGTTGAGATCCAGATCAAACATCAGCAGGGCATCGGCGTCACTCAAGGGGCTTTCGATGTAGGAAGCGTCGGAGTCATCACTGAGCGCTTCTTGAGGATCATCGGCACCTACCACTTTCCAGTTCGGCGAATCTGCCAACACGACCTGCTTGACCTGAACCTTCTGCGCGCCCAGCGGTGCATTGTAAGGCGCTTCACCTTCACCGTCGGCCACGTAGATGTCTGAGACACCAATTTGCAACGGGAAGGGATTGGAGGACTGATCGGCAAACCCGATTTCGATACCGGCAGTGTTGACGCCACTGGCGGCGATCGAACCCAACGTCTGATTCCAGGTGTAGATCACCTGACCGTCAATCAGCACACGGGCGGAGATGGGATTGGCGCTGGCCGGACGCTCGGGCAGGTCGCAGAACAGCTCCACCTCGATGTAATACTCCCGACCCCGTTCAAACGGGAAGGATTCACTACCGATCAGCAGCGTGTTGTTGTTACGACGGGTGATCAGCGCCAACCGGGACGCGTTGCGCATGGCAAACACCGTGCCGTATGCCAGCGTGGGTTCACGGTCGGAGAAGTCCACGTAGGTGAAACCGTAGATCTGTCGCCATGAACGATTGGTACGCGCATCAATGTCTTTGCCCAGACCGATGCGTGCTCCGTTGGTGATACTGGCCAGATTCGAACTGCGGTGCAGGACCAACGCATTGCGACGGTCTGCGCCTGAACCGACCTTGTGACGCTCCAGGCCCGTGACACCAATCGCGTTGTACTGCGGCGCGGTGGGGACGTAAAGCAGAACCTGAATGTCAGAATTACGGGTATTGGCAATGCCCACATTTACCTTGGGAGCGAATGCCGCCTCGCCGGTCGGACCCTGCACTTCGGCACCGACCCCATCGAAATTGAAGAATGTCCGGACGGACATGGTCTTTACCTCTTGTGTTTTTTGAGTCGACATACTATGGGACTTCCCAAAAATCCCCCTGTTCACACCAAGAGGTACGTGCCATGAGCAATCTGACCCTTCCTTTCAAGACGCTGCTGCATGACATGGTCGTGGCAGTGAATCCGGATACTGCTGCCAATCTGAAGCAGACCGACTACACCCACGCAGCACCCACCGTGTACTCCGGCGCCGCCGATCCGGCCAACCCGCTGGCCAACACCGAAATCGTCGTGACTGCCGCCGAAGGTAGCACTGCCTACGTCGGTAGCCAGACCCTGCGCTACACCCGCCTGCACATCGGCGATGACATCGGCGCCAAGGCTGACCTGCTGATCGACTCGGTGGGCAAGCTCAAGCTTTCTGACGCGGTTGCTGACTTCAATGT